AAATAGTAGTAAAAACATTAGATAGTTTTTATGCAGATGGTAACTCTTTTGAGATTACAAAATATGTAGTTCCAAGTGTTAGTTCTGTGGATTCCGCTTTGCCTTTTAGACAAATAAATCTAAAACATAAAAGCACTAAGACGTTTTTAGCTGCTATTCACAATCAATTATTTGGTAAAGAATGGGCGACTATAGAATACAAGAACGGCGAAAAGTTAGACGGTGGTATCTACAATGTCGAGACTTGTTTTTCTCATTTAAAATATGAGCGTCTATACAATGTAAATGATGGCACGGCTACAACTATACAATATGGTTATTTTGTTGACGACAACCAAGAGCCTTTCTATAGTGAGCCGTTGTTATTCTATCCCGTAAAACAAACAAGTGGAACGGCTATAAACTTTCGTACAAGTGAGATATCTTATTCAAGTGTTACGAATTACAACGTACCATCTAATAGTTTGTCTTTGTCTTCATCGACTAGCAAAGCAAATATTAATTTCTTTAACGAGTTGAACGAATACCAAACCGTTTTACCAAATGATTTTACAGATACTTTATTTGAGGTTTATTACAAGAATTATATCGCTGGGGTTTTTAATGAATCGAATAGAATAACAAAGCTAACCGCTTACTTGCCTTTAAATATAATGTTAAATTATACGTTGGCAGATAGGTTTGAGATTAGCGGAAAGAGTTATAAAATAAATTCAATTAAAACAAATCTTAAAAGCGGAAAATCTGACTTAGAATTATTAAACGATATATAAATGATAGATAAAATTTTATTCTTATTAAAAGATACGGATTGCAAAAGTGATATTGTGCAATTAGCAAAAGGTAAAAACAAGTTCCCAAATAGTTTTAAAGAATTAATAAAAAGACAAGAATGGAAAAGATAGTAGTTGAGTTAGACGTAAAGTCTGGAGATGCTGAAAAGAACGTTAAAGCGGTTGGAGGTAGTTTAAAAGATTTAAACAAAAACGCCACAACGGCAACAAAGACAACCGAAAAAGGCTTAAAAGAAACGGGCGAAGCTGCAAAGAAAACCAAGAAGAGTGTGGCTGGTTTGTCGAAAGGTTTTAAGGCCATGGGAGGTGCTTTAAAAGCCGCTGGTATCGGATTGTTTTTGGCAGCGATTGGTATTCTTTTTGAAGTGGTACGTAAGAACCAAAAGGTTTTAGATGCTTTAGAAACCGCTACAAACTTTATAGCTTTAGGTTTTAAAGCCGTTACAGATGCGTTGTCGAATGCTTACAAATCACTTACGGAAGCTACTAATGGATTTGACGCTTTAAAGAAGGTTGTTGGTGGTTTAATGACTATTGCATTAGTTCCTTTAAAAATGTTGTTTTATGAATTAAAACTAGCTATGGAGGTTCTTAAACTTGGGTATGAATCTATGTTCGGAGATGATGCATCGGTTTTAAAAGCAAAAGCTGACTTAGCACAAACTAAGCTAGATATTTTAGAAGTTGCAACGGGAGCAATTCAAGCGGGTAAAGACATAGCTAACAACATAGGCAAAGCAGTTAGCGAAGTAGGTGCAGGTGTAATGACTGTAGTAACTGAGTTAGGCAAAATAAGCCCTAAGAAGCTTTTAGAAACCGCAGACGCAATGACAACGTTAAAAAATAATGCAGAAGTAGCAGCTGCGGTACAAGCGGGATTAGTTGAAAAGTACGATAGACTAGCAGAGAAACAAAGACAGGTTAGAGACGAGGAGCGTAATAGTATAGCGGACAGAAAAAAGGCAAATGATGAGTTATTAATCATTTTAGAAAAGCAAGAGAAAGCAATGTTAAAAGCTGCGGATGCTCAAATCGCAGACGCTCAGGCTCAACTATTAGCAAACGATAACCAAGAAAACAGAATTAAATTAATTGATGCAGAGAATAATAAATTAGGTGTTAAGGCACAAATAACGGGTTTATTATCTGAGCAGAAAGTAAATGATTTAGGGCTAGATAGAGAGCAAATAGCCTTAGATAACTTAAAGGGAGAAAGCGAAAGTAGGCTAAGTATTGAACGTAAAAGATTTAATGCAGAGCAAATAGATGACGAATTATTAAGACTAGAAAAGTTAAAAGAAATTGACGAATTAGAAAAGCAACAAGAAAGCGAAAGACTACAAGCAATAATAGACAATGCAAATGCTGGTACACAAGCTAAGATAGATGCACAAATAGCCCTAGATGATTTTACAGAACAATCTAGACAAGTTGGAATTGATAGAGAAACAGAAATAGAAGAAAAAAGAATCGCTTTAAAAACAAGAACTTTAGATTCTATAATAGGCTTAGCGGGTGCAGAAAGTGCTTTAGGAAAAGCGGGTCTTATTGCAAAGCAATTCTTATTAGCTAAAGAGTTGCTAATTGATTTAGGTTACATAAAAAGTAAAGCAACAAAAACAATAGTTAGTGCAAATTTAGATGCTGCATCGAGTGGTGCAAGTGTTGCGACAGGTTTTTCTAAAACTTTGGCTTTAGGTTTTCCTGCAGCTATTCCTGCTTTAATAGGTTACGCAGCAAGTGCAGCTGGTATTATATCATCTGTAGCATCTGCGGTTGGCGGTGCGAAAAGTGTTGCATCTTCTATAGGTGGTTCGGGTGGTGGTTCTAGTCCGTCTAGCCCAACTATACCATCGATACCAAGCACACCGCCCTCTTTTAACATCGTAGGACAAAGTGATACGAACCAACTAGCGGACGCAATAGGCGGACAATCACAACAACCTACACGAGCGTATGTAGTTAGTGGAGATGTAACAACTTCACAATCTTTAGATAGAAATATTATAGATGGTGCATCGATTTAAAAATACAAAAACTAACGATACAAATATTATATAACTATGAATATGAAAATTATTGAACTAATCTTAGATGAAGAGGAGGGTATCGGTGTTGAAGCTATTTCGGTAGTAGAAAATCCCGCTATCGAATCTGACTTCATAGCTTTAAAAAGCGAACAAATACAACTAGCCGAAATAAACAAAGAAAAACGTTTATTAATGGGTGCTTTGTTGATACCTGAAAAGCCTATTTATCGTAAGAATGAGGTTGAAGAATATTATGTATTCTTTTCAAAAGAAACTATTGTTAAGGCATCTCAATTATACCTAACAAACGGCAACCAATCTAACTCGACTTTAGAACATAAAGGAAAATTAGAGGGTTTAACTTTGGTAGAATCTTGGATCGTTGAAGACAAAGACAAAGATAAAACTAAACTATACGGACTAGATGTGCCCGTTGGTACTTGGATGGGTTCAGTAAAAGTGAACAATGATGACGTTTGGAACGAATACGTCAAGACAGGAAAAGTAAAAGGGTTTAGTATAGAGGGATATTTCGCAGATAAATTAGTGGAAACTAAACACGACGAGAAACTATCTTTAGAGGATGAGCAAATATTAACTGACTTAATAAAACTTTTAACAGATGGCTAGAGCGGTTTATTGTAAGTGCAAAAACACTTATTCAATTGAATGTAAAGACGACCAAAAATGCGAAACTCCAGACTATTGGAAACAAGGTGTCGGTTCTATTAATAAAATAGATGAATAGCAAAATACAAAATTTAACTTAATAATTATTATATAAATATGAACGTAAGCAAACAAGTCTTTAGCAGACTTTTTAAAGAAGAGAGAATAGAGTTAGAAGCTCATAGGATTGAGTTAGCGATGGACTTTTCGGATATTACTAAAAAAGTACAAAAAGGATTAAACGATTCTAATAAGCAAGTTTCTACAATGAGCAAAGCATCTAAGCAATTAATTGCTGCTCGTAATCCTGATTTTACATCTCAACCATCAGCTTTGCTAAAACAAATAAATTCGTTTTACAAAGACTATTCTAAAAAAGCAGCTGATTTAGGTATCGATGTAAAAGGTACTAATTTTTACAAAGATTATATTAAAGCTTTAGACTTATATGCTGAATACGAAAAAAACGCAAAAGAGTATAAAGATATTATTAAATCTATAAAGTAAATTAAATATATGAACACAAAAGAAACATTAAACAAAGTTAGAACCTTGCTGGGTATTCAAGTAAAGTTTGAACAGATGCAAATTGAGAACGGTGCAGTTTTAGAAGCTGAAGCGTTCGAAGTTGGTGCAGAAGTTTTTATCGTTGCGGATGATGAAAGAGTCGCAGTACCTGTAGGAGAGTACACCGTATCTGAAAGCGGAATGGTAATCACAGTATCTGACGAGGGAATTATCGGAGAAATTAAAGAAGCTACAGAAGAAGTTGCAGAAGAAGAAACTCCAGAAGAAGCTCCCGTAGCTGAAGAAGAAGAATTAGCAGAAGAAAAAGCAACACCTAAAAAGGTTGTTAAATCTATTTCAGAAGAAACTTTTTTCGCAGAGATTGAGAAACTAAGAAACGAATTTAAACTTTCACAAGAGCCAAAGGTTGAAGAGCCAAAGGTTGAATTATCGAAAGAGGTTGAAGACGTTAGCGGAATTTCTCACAATCCCGAAAAAGTATCCGACAAAAAACAATTACATCTTTACGCTCAAAAGGGCAAAAACTCAATATTAAACACAATTTATAATAAAATAAATAAATAAAAATGGCTACAACTACAAACATTACAACAACTTATGCAGGAGAGTTTGCAGGAAAATATGTTTCCGCTGCTTTATTAAGCGGAAACACTTTAGCAAACGGATTAATTGAAATCAAACCCAATGTAAAATTTAAAGAGGTTTTAAAAAGATTAGAAATTGACGGTATTACCGCTAATGCATCTTGTGATTTCTCTGACACTTCTACAGTTACTTTGACTGAGAGAATTATCGAGCCAAAAGAATTAAAAGTAAATTTAGAACTTTGTAAGACTCCGTTTCAATCTGATTGGGAAGCAATCTCAATGGGTTTTTCAGCGCACGACAATTTGCCTAAAACTTTTTCTGATTACTTTATCGCACAATTATCTGCTAAAGTAGCTGAGAAAACAGAGCAAGACATTTGGAGCGGAACTGCGGGTGCAGGTGCTTTTGATGGTTTTGTAACTTTATTAGCAGCAGATGCAGCTTTACCAGCAGCTCAGGAAATTACTGCTGCAACTGTAACTGCTGACAACGTAATTGCTGAATTAGGAAAGGTTGTTGACCAAATACCTCAAGAAGTAGTTAATAAGGAAGATATGAATATTTACGTATCTAACAATATTTTTAGAGCGTACAAAAGAGCGTTAGCAAACACGGGCGGAAACGTACAAGGAAACAACCAAGACATTAATGTTGAATTTTTTGATGGTATCAAAGTTGTTTTAGCTAACGGATTAACTGCAAACAAAATGGTAGCAGCACAAAAATCTAACTTATATTTTGGAACAGGGCTAGTATCTGACCACAACGAAGTTAAAGTTATTGATATGGCTGATATAGATGGTTCGCAAAATGTACGTTTTATTATGAGGTACACTGCAGCAGTTCAATATTCAGTTGTTGAAGACATCGTTTTATACGCATAATTAAATAATTAATAACATTAAAAAGAGGTAGGTGGTTTATCTACTTACCTCTTTTTTTTATAACACAAAAAAATATATGGCTTGTTTATTAACATCGGGTAGAAAATTACCTTGTAAAAGTTCCGTAGGTGGTCTAAAAGCGGTTTATTTCGCTGACTATGGCACACTAGGAGCGGTTACACTTGTAGCGGGAGAAATTACCGAAGTAGCTGGAACCCCTGACTTTTTCAAATTTGATATAAAAGGAAACTCATCTTTAGAAACTGCGGTTAACAGTTCGAGAGAAAATGGTAGTACTTTTTATACGTCAACTTTAAATTTAACATTAACAACATTAGATAAAGCAACACAAGAGGAGATTAAACTGTTAGCAACTTCAAGACCACACGTAGCGGTTGAAGACTATAATGGTAATTTCTTTATGGTTGGTTTAGAACACGGAGCGGAAGTAACTGGTGGAACGATTGTTTCAGGTGCTGCAATGGGTGACCTTTCAGGTTTTACCTTAACATTGGAAGCAATGGAAACCGCTCCATCTAATTTTACTGCATCAACTGTAGTAACTTCAAATGAGAGTGTAGACCAAATAGACCCAAACGCTTAGGACTATATTAAATGATTTAAAAAAGCCATTCTTAATTAAATGGCTTTTTTTTTATTTTAAAAGAGATGCTAATCCTCTGCCTAGTTTTACTGGTTTTTTTCTTACGGTAGTTTGTAAGTAGACACCCGTCAATGCGTTAGTTCTTTTAGCTCCATACCCGTCAAAATGAGTTATCCCATCAGATTTATAAACCTTAAAAATCTGTGACAAAATTAATACTTCTAACTTCATTTTTTCATATCTGCTCTTGTATTTTTCAACTTCAACTATCTTTTCAACTTCAATGTATTCTATTTTGTTTTTTTTAACGGTTATTGTTTCTGGTTCTATTTTTCCTTTTGTATAACCAAAACATCTATTTATGCATTTTTCATTTTGTATATGGTTAGAAATGTAAAGATGTTCTATTTTTCTTAAAATATTTTCATCTGTAAAACTAGAAGTAATTAAACAAAGTATTTCTTTTGAAAAATTTTGTTTACCATATTTTCTTATTTGAGCTTGAATTTCTACACCAGAACCTAGATATTTTGGATTAGATGTTGTATTTAAACCAATATAATAATTCCCATTAATGTTGTTAGTAGTTTTATATATCTCCATTTTTTTGTTTTCACAAATATACATAAAATATTTTTAACATTTCAACTACAAAAAACGTGCTTTATTGTATTATATAACTATGAAGCATTTGTTACCAATTACAACAACCCAAACCATACAGATTATACCTCGTGTATATTCTACAACCGTTACGTTAAAGCTTCGAGATGATAGCACAAACGAAACGGTTACAATATTACCAACGGCTATTAAATCTGGTAACTATATTGAATTATCAAATGTTTACGAACTAAAAGAGGGTCGTTTTTACGATTTAAAAATATTCAATGGTCAAGG